CAACAAAAGCGGAAAATCACACGCTGAAACAGCAGATTCAGGTTGTTCAGCGTGATTACAACGTCATGGCTGAAGGCAACCCCAATTCAAACTGGTGGCATGGCTGGTACGATGGTGATGCAGTCAGAACTGGTAAAAATGTGATGATTGAAGTTAATGGTCGTGTTGAAATCACAGATTACCGTTCTGATCGTATGGCAGAACTCATGGAAGACGTTGATGGCAATGGAGTGTGCTATTACGAGTTCGATGAGGATAAATTCATGTGGGATGGCGAACAAGGTTTAACCTATAATGGTCGTTCCATGGAGACCAAATCGCAGAGAGAGGCTGCTATGCGGCATGAGATGAAAGCTGGCCGACTCAAAGGCCATGCTATGGGTGCAAGGGACCCAACCGGCCGCATGAGATTTTCTTTGCCATTAGAAGCCCGGTCTAGAGCAGGTGTTGCAAAACAGCAAGGTGACCTTGTGCTCGACTCACATGACATGAGTGGCCATCCGGGGTCTGATGACCCGCGTGGACAGTCTTTCGTCAAAGCACCCGTTGACGTGCGAGATGCTAAATTCGACTGCCGACAGTGCAAGGCACCTTTTACTTTCCCAAAAAAACAACTGGAGTTCTTGCGGAAGAAATTTGGTGAGGAGTTTAAAATGCCTGCAAACTGTAAAAAGTGCAAGGCAATTGGCAAGGGCAGAACACAGGTGCATGCAGTGCTGGAAGGTACTGTTGCGCCCGAAAAACCCATGCCCATTCCACAAGGGCAAAGAGCTCCTGATGTTGATTTGCCAAAAGCCAGAGAGAGTAAGCGCACTACCAAGGAAGACATTATTGCGCAGAAATTGTTTTCCGAGGCTCAACCAATTAAATTTGCTGAAGCTCGTGCTGCCCCGTCTGAGTTGGCTGGCAAGACTCGAGATGAAATTAAGGCGCTGCATGCAGCGTTGTTGGAGCAAATCAAAACTGAGTCGATGTTTCAAGCTGAAGGAGATAAAGTTAAGGCGGAGTCTATTCAGGCAGCTAGTCCAGCTGTTTCACTTGCACCAGGTCTTTCAGTGGCTAGGGTTGAGTTTGAGATGTCAAGAGGACTTTCTCGCTGCGTTGGCGCTGCCGCCTCCCAATGGTTTGTTACGATCAGGCACGGTGCAAATGAGTGCATTTCGTGCCCGATGGCGTATTATGACCACGGTTTCACCTCAAAAAAACAGTTGCGTTCGCAATTTTCGGAATTTGAGCATGGTGGCATTGAGTTGCCGGGCTATGACTTGATTCTTTATCCAAAACCTCCGGCTATGAAGGCCCTGAGTTTGGCTAAACCGAAAGTTGGTGAGCTTGCATGGTGTTGGTCAGCAGACACCGGCAAAACAGCATTCGTCAGCAAAGGTTTCATCATTGCGGCCGACACGAAGGTTGGCTACACGGATGATTCCGGAAAGCAATGGTCAGGAGATGGCCTTTGGTCTGGAAGTTGGGAAACTAAGCCTGGAGCCTCTGGTGCCCCAATCACTAATAAGTTTGGTGAGTGTATTGGCTTTCACGTTGCTTCCTCAGGCAAGCCAAACTCCCCAGCTTATTTCATCCCAATGACGGATGAGCTGATCAAAATTCTACAAACTGCGCCGAAGCCTTTAAACTTGAAGGCTGGCTCAGACATTTCCCTGAGCGCGTCAGGGAGCGCGTTCGTGCCAGCGGTTACCCTGGCATCACCCTCCACGCCGCCGCAGAAAGTCTGAGTGAACAGATGCCTTGTCTCGGCAAACTCAATCTTGGTTATGAGAAAAAAATTGTTGAAAGGGTCAATGATGAGGTTTTAACCGGCATTCTTAAGGATTTAAAAGTTAATTTCGACCAAACACATAAGATGAACAGTCCAAACGTGCTCGCCGCCTATGGGGCTTGTGAGCGTTTTGTTAAATCGTTTCCGGACTATGATGTCAAGTGTTTTGATTTGGCCTGGCTTTGGGTGGAATCGTTATGGCATTTGTATTGGGGTAACTCAACAATTCTCACAATCGAAGAGGTTCTCAAACAGCCTGAAATTGAAGTTAAAAAGAAATCTGCAGGTACGCCATGGACAATGTGTGGCTATCCTGACAAACACTCATTATATGATGATGCCATGTCACGCGAATGGATTGAAAAGGAATGGGATGACCTGCTCAATAGACGCGCTTCAATAGCACAAGTTACTGTGAAAAAAGAAATTCTCCCCATTGCGAAGTTGGCGTTAAATCGCCTTCGGAATGTGATGGCCGTTGACGGAGCTCACAACATGTGGATGCAAAGGTTCTGCTTTGTTATGCACCATAAGATACAAGTCGCCAACATTGTTGCGCGTACTGCTCTTGGATGGTCCCCGTACCGAAGGGGAATGCATGAACTTGCTCTATATCTTGGTAAGTTTTCCAAAGGCTGGGAGTTTGATGGTTCTGCGTGGGAATCGAAAATGTTTCACGACTGCCTCATGAGGATGGCTGACATGAAATTTCGAGCACTACGCTTGGAAGAACGAACTGTTCAAAATCACATTCGTATTAGAAATCTGTACCAAATGATTTCAGTGTGTCCGTTGGTAATGCCTGATGGCATTGCTTTCCTTAAAGGGTCAACGGGTTCAGGTGGTAATTTGACTGGGCAGGTTGGAACTGCTCATGATAACACACTCTTTATGCTTTTTTCTTTTGCTTTTTGCTTCATCAAAATCATAGGTGATGATTTTCAGCGTTTTCAAGCTGAGACAAGGCCGATTTGCCTCGGTGATGATTGCACCTTCACTGTATCTGATAAAATCAACGAAGAAGCTGGCGGCAACTACGGTTTGCGAATGGCAGAGGTTGCCTATGAAGAGCTTGGTATAGTGTTTGAATCACCCTGCTGGGAGGCGCGTGAATTTCAACACTTAGGATTTTTGTCAATGCACTTCTCGTATGATAAGGAAAGTCGCATGTGGTTGCATGTCATAAATAAGGACAAGTTGTATTCTAATTTGCTTCAAGGCGGCACAACAAGAGAGCCGATTGAACAAGTTCAACGAATTGCAAACATGCGTAATGTTGCGTGGGGAGACCCACGTTTGCGACAGGAGTTCGAAAATATCTATTTTCGCTACACGAAGTACTGGGATAGGTACTATGCAGGATTGGAAGCCTGGGAAACCGCAAAGAAAAGTTTTGTGCCTGATTCTTGGCTTGAACGTTTGTACACTGGCTATGAGGCTCTAGAGGATGAAGAGTTTGATTGGTCAGAACGCGTTTATGCTGAGTCACAGATAAACTGAGGCGGTGCGCTCCTTGTCCAGTGCCCCAGATTGGACAAATTGATCTATGCAAATTGGAGGTAAAACTTACTTCCCAGCGATCCCACACGTTCACGGCAAACCCGAGAAAAACTACGTCCACCCTATACTTCGCTACCCGTACAAGGCAGTTAAGTTAATCACAGATAGAATACCCACAGACAACCCAGTATCAAATACTGTGCGTAGTCTGTTCAGTGTACCTATCAAAACGAAAAAATTTGAGTATCAACCAGCTGACGCTTACGGAAAAGCGTTGTTGAGAGGTGCTCCAAAACGGAAACTCGAAAAGATCGAGGCGAACATCGAGAAATCTCTGGAATTTCACAAATCGGATATGCCGAAGGGAAAATCTCAGAAAGGAAAAAGAGGCGGCAATGGTCGAACAGCTCAACGCAAAGCTGTGCGTTTTTCACAAAAGCAAAAGAAATCTTTCAAGAAGCGTGCAGCTGCTTCAAAGAAACGTGCAGGGCCGCGTCGTGCTCAGACTATTGTCGGTGCTACGCGTGCGCCCTTGCCGAAATTGTTGAGAATGCAAACTTCAGCGGGGTTGACTATGAAAGGGGGCTGGATCTCAGGTGTCACGGAAATCGTTCCAGACTTGCAGCTCACCTCCGCAAACAATGTCTCGGGAGCAGTCTTGTACCAGGCTAATGTGCACCCGCTGCTTTTGGCGCCTGGTTCGCGCTTTGGTGATTTGAGCGCCAACTATGATCTCTATGATATGGAAGAAATAGCTATCACACTTGGTAGTGACATACCTTTTACCCTCAATGGAATGGTCGGAGGTGGGTTGGAGCGCGATCCACTCGACCCTTTGCCGCCAGCTGGAACAGCTACGGCTGCATCCATAATTGATGTTCCAAAGTACATGGAGCATCAGAATTTTCACGCTGAATCCATTGCAAATCGGCGTGGCATCTCTTTCCCAAAGGACAAAAAGGCTGTCAATTCCATTAAGGGCCCTTTCAGTGGTTACTGCTTCAACAGGATACCTGCAGCGGCAAATGATGTAACCTCCCTCATTCAAGGCCAGCTTGTAATCTTCATCCACACTGCGCTTTCAAACGACACAGCCTCGGGCATTCAATTCCCAATTTCACTTGGACCTTTAACAATGCGCTGGAAGGTGCATTTTAGAGAGGCGGCGGAAAAGAATCAAGAGGGTGGTTCCGCTGATGAGCACATCTCAATCAATGGTGTGGTTGCTGATCCAATGGGTTGGACAA